TCCGGGATTGCCAATTCCACGCCAGCCGGCATCGTGTCGTTCGGGGATGGGTGTGTTGAGAACTGCGCCGCTGGTTCAATCCCAGTATCGCGCACCACATATCGACGCAGCTTGATGCCGGTTTTCCCGGCGCCTGCCCACGAGGCGGGAACTCGCCGGGAACTCCGGGGTGGACTGGCTTTCCACCGTCGACGACCAGCCCGAATAACAAATCTTGGGTGATGCACCCAACTTTTTAGTCAGGAGCCCGGCTTCGGCAAACTCTTTATCACCTGTGCCCAGGACGTGAATCGCTTTTGGTCCTGCTTGGGCAGGAACTCGGCAAACTGCGCAATTGCCTACACCCCGTAGACAATTGGCCAATGGCATTGGCTTTCACCTGAATCCAAGACGTGAATTGTCCACAGGCTGTGGACAATTCGTCCTCGGTCGGATACCGCTCAGCAAACTCACCACGCCTCCAATTGTGAAATGCCATTTCACAATTGGCAAGGGCCCGTTGCCAATTGTGTAACGCCCTTACACAATGCATAATCCGCCGTTCTCCCGCTCCTGCGCCGTTCTCCCGCTCCTGCGCGGTTCTCCGCGGAAATCCGCCAAATTCCCCGCCTGTCACAGCCGTCACACCCGTGCCATTGCCGTTATCGCCTTAAGCCCGGGCCGGAATCGGAGTTTGCTGGACACCAAACCCGCAGGTCAAGCCCGCTCACCAAGCTTCGGAAGCGATCCCCGTGTCGGGTACACCAGCCGGGTCCTCAGCGGTGCCGTTGTAGGCCGCTCCGATCTGATTGCAACGCAGATGAGCGCAAGCCCAATTATTCAGGTCCAGCTCGTTGATGCCCGAGTCGGCGCCGACGGGAATCACATGGTGAACAGACGGCGACAGCGCGTGCGGGTAGGCCAAAGCCCAGTCCATCGGCGTTCCGCAGTCGAACCAGCATTGGGCGCCTTCGACCTGGCACCGCCGCAAGAACAGCTCCCGCAGCACCCGGTAAGCCCCGCGGTCCACACCGTCGGTGCGGCGCTTACGGCCCGTGCCCACCCCGGTGGTGCGCCTACGGCCCATGACGGCGCACCGACTTCTGCACACTGCCCAGGCTCATGCCCAACCGTTCAGCGATCACCCGAAACGGCACGCGCTGACGGCGCAGCCGCGCCACCGCCGCGTCACGCTCACGCATCTCTTGGGTGTCCAGCCGGCGACGCGCACCGGGCTCGAACTCCGGCACGGGCCGATCACCACGGTCACGGATGCGTTCGGTCACGAAGCGCCTCCGGCTCGGGCGGGGAATCCCACCACCGCTTCAGCCCGCCAGCGGCGCGGATCTCTTTGCGGATTTCCCGGCGCATCCGGCCCGTGCTGGTGTCGCGCAGCGAGGCCCGCACCCGCGTGAGGGAAGTCCCGGTCTCGGCCGCGATCTCGCGAAATGACATGCCCTGCGCGCGCATTCGCCGCGCACGGTAGTCGCTGACGATCTCCACACCACCATTGTCGACCATCCCTGCGCGTTGCCGGGAGATCCACGGCGATTCCAGGGAGTGCGCGTATCCAGAGAGAGCGATTTTTCGGATTACCGACCAGCCGGAGGGGGCCATTTCACTTTGCGACTTTGATCGGCTCCGACCGACCAGGCGGAGGCCCTCCGCCGCGACCATCCAGGAGTTCCAGACTTCTGCTCGACGAGCGCCGGCCCTCCCTGTGCGGAGACCCCGGACCATCCGGCCGACCCAGGTGTCCGGGAACGGACACCAGCCGTGCGCCGCAGGAGGGCCGTGGGGGGCTCTCCGGTGTCCATCTACCGCCGGTGGTGCCGTGTGGCCCTCCACGGCGCCGCCAGCGCGCGGGAACGTGCCTCTGAGCGCGGTGCCGCACGGAATTACAAAACTGGGGATTCTCCGGCGTTCGCGGCGGGCGCTGATGACCGCAACAGCGCGCCCGCCGCGTCCACCCCGGGGGCGAACCACTTGTGATGGAGGCCAAATCGCCCCGCAGGATCTTGGGCGGAGGGCCGCAGCCCACGGCACCCACCTGCCCGATAGAGGTGTCCGGAAACGGACACCTGACAGCTCGGACTGTTGCGATAGGTAGGCGTCCGCCGATGGACACCTGGAACCGTCGCCGAGTACCGCTATTCAATCTCGGCGTCGCTGGCGTCCGCAGGCCCGGGCGGTTCCGGTGGCGCTCCCTCCGGCAGCGATTCCCGGTCCGGTTCACCCTCCGCCAGCCCGGCACCCTCCCCGGCCGACGCCGGCACCGGGTCGGAGCCGACGGTGGCCAGCGCCTTGAGCAGGGTGGAGTTCTTGTCGTCGTCGAGCACCGCCTTGACGTTGGCCGGGCGGACCCTCCCGCGGGCGCGGATGTTGTTGGGGTTGTTGCTCACCGCGTACTCGTAGACCGCACCCTCTTCCACGGCGAGGCTGTTGGCCTCCTGCGCCAGGGCCTCGCAGCGGTCTTCCACGGCGGCGGTGGTGGCGGGATGGTGCATGGCCGTGTGGAACCAGTCGGGCTTGACGTAGAGCCGGATGCCGCCCCCCAGCTCGAGGAACTCCGGGACATGCTCGTCGCTGTTGCGCGACTCGAGCTGCTCGGAGGACTCATGGCCGGGCTGTTGCACCGGGCCTTCGCCCCAGGCGGGGCCGGGCGGCCCGAATGTGGTCACCCGGCGGTTCCCCCGGAACCGATGGCGATCTCCGAGCCGCTGCTGGTCACCGGAACCTCATGGTGAATCGGGCCCGTGAACACGACAGCCTGGGTGACGAGGTCCAGCAGATCGGCCATCGTGCAGGGCGTCTGCAGCGTCATGAACCCACCACCGCCGCCGATACCCTCCGGCGGCGCACCGCCACCCTCGGGCGCGCCTTGCGTGACAAGGGAGATGTTGACCTGCCCGCCGCTGCCAAGACTGTTACTGACTAGCACCAGCAGCGGCAGGTCCCGGTCGCCGAGCGCGTTGGCGAACCCGCACACATAGCCCCAGTTGCCGTCCTTGGTGACCACGATGTTGCCGGTGCCGATGGTGGACAACGCTTCGAGCGCCCGCTGCACGTCACCGGCTGGCGGATGAGCCGCGATGTCGGTGGTCGGCTCGCTGCCGTTGAACGCGAGGGAGAACTTGCCGGAGCCGGGACTGTTGGTGATGTCGAACCGCTGCACCTCGTTCGTCATCGCTGCTCGCTCTTCCCTAATAGGTTGGTGTCAGAACGTAGGTGCCGTCAAACCAGTTATTTCAACGACGCTCTGCGGATGACGACCAGCCGTGAAGGCAAAGTAGTTAAAAATTTGAAGCACCACGGTTAAATTAGCTGCTTTAACTTCTGGAAGGACGCGAGCCCTGATTCCGCTTTCCCAGAGAACCAAATCGCTTACTCTCGCAACATAAATCACGTCCTGGCCGCCCGGCGACCCGCCGGCCGTGGTGGTGATATTTGGATCGGTAACTATCGGCAAGCCGTGGGTCGTCCCGACGATCTGCTGGGAGTCGACGTCGGTCAGGATGCCGGCCGCGTTGAACGGGCCGCCCGCGTTGGGGATGAACAGCGGCCGTCCCGCGGTGTCGAGCAGGCTCAAAAGCCAGCCCCACCGCCGGGGGTGCATGACGATGACCTCGGGCGGCAAAAAGCGAGTGCTGTGGATCTGTTGGATCGCGTTGGCCAAGGCGCTGTAGATGCCCTGGATGGTCAGCGCGGACACCGCGATGGTGGTGATGCCCGGGGTGTTGTTCACGCCGAGCACCTGGCCGCCCGTGCCCGACCCGGCGAGCACCTGGGTGTCGGTGACCGCGGCGTGCGCGGCGACCAGGTCGCGGAACACGACATCATCGAAAGCGATCGGGGACTGGTCGATCAACTGGATCGCGACGGACTGCGCGCCGGCGATTGTCCGCACCGGAGCGTTAATGAAGGTATCCGTCAAGTCCGTCTCGGACACCTGGGTGTTGTCGGCGGTCTGAACGCCAACGGTGGTGCCGGTCAGCAGCTTGGGAATGTTGATCGAATCAGTTCCGCCTGGAAGTGCCTGCCGCTGAACAAGGTTCGCGAACGCACGACCTGGACGGGCCAATTCGATGTACTGATCCATCAACCACGCCGGCGGGACCGCGTAGCCGCCCTGGCCATCGACCCGACTGATGTCGCGGTACTCCAAATAGGCGGGCTCGGTGGCGACCTCGGCGGCGTGGCGCGCCAGCCGGGAGCGGGCTTCCCCGGTCTCGTCGCGGTTGAGACTGTGCGCCATCAGATCGCGGACCCAACTGGTGCGACGGTCGTGACGCCGGTAGACGAGATTGTCGTCGCCGCCGCGGGCGGCCGATCTTTGCGGGCTGGTTTGGCGCAGGCTCGCGAGCAGGCCGCTGTTGTTGATGGCGCTGCATCTGCGTATTTCGTCGTCGATGCCGCGCAGCTCGTCGAGTGCTTCGGCGTGCCGGGCGGCCTCGGCTGCGGTCAGCGTGTCGCGGCCTTGCGCGCGGGCCTCGAGCAGCATGTCCTGCGCCGCGGCGCGGATCTGGGCTTTGCGCGCCTGCAGGAAGGTGGGGTCAACGGTCTCGGTCATGGTGGGTGCTCGATTCAACTCGGGGCGGGACCGGCGCCGAACATGACCAAAAAACGCCGGTCACCGCATAGGCATCAGGAGACTCGGGTGGAACAGCCCCTGTCCCGGTGCCACCCTTTGACGCTTGCGGCCGCGTCGGTTGCGTCTCGGCCAAGACAGGCAACCGGTTGGCCGCGGGCTGCTTCGTCAGCGCACCGCGTCGCTGCTGATGTTAAACCGGGTGTCCGTTCGCGGACACCTACCACGCCGACAAGATCATGTGATCACCGGTGCCGCCCCGATGGCGGGTGTCAATGCCCGGCTGGACGCGTTGTAAGCCTGGGGAACGTGCTTGTCGAACACGTCGGTGCCCGACATCACACCGGCGTTGATGACGACCTGCGGGCCGCCCATGCGGTCGCCGCGCATCGTGGCGGTGCTCATCGCCGGAGGCGCGGCCGGGGGCTGGCTTGCCGCCATCCAGGACGCCACGTCCGACGCCGGGCGCGGGCCCATGCCCGGCAGGTAGCCGGTGCGCGCCTTGTAGTCCAGCAGCGCGCTGCGCGCCGGGTGCATCACCCAGTCGGCGCTGCTGGCGAAGGTCGCCAGCTGGCCGCCGTCGCCGCCCATCGGCCACACCGCGGACACCGTCGTGGCCTGCTGAACCCCGCCCGGCCCCGACGGCTGGACGAACGCCTGCGGCACCGTCGCCGGTATGTGCGGCAGCTGGCGCGTCATGGGCGGCAGCCGCGGATCTGGCGGCAGCGGCCCGATTTGCTCCGACAGGGGTGGCGGTGGAGCTGGCCTGGGTTCGGGGCCGGGCAGCCCGGTCGTGGCGAGCGTCCCGGTGACTTCTTTGCCGTCGGCGGTGAAGTACCGACCGCTGCCTCTCTTGGTGTCGCCGATGAGTAATTCCCACACGCCTTTGTCTTTGAGTTCTCGCCAGCCGGTCGGCTCGTCGCCTGCCGCGACGGGCCGCATCGAAAAGACGGCGGCGGCCTGGCTGCCCGGCGGCGGGAAGCCTCCCGGGCCCCCTGCCGGGGCCCCAGGGGGTGCCGGTGCGGCGGGCGCGCCGGGCGCCGGCCCGGCCTCTTTGTCGCCGGAGCCGGTGCCGGTGGGTCCCAGGGGGAAGACGCCGGTGGGCGGCATGGCGCCTTTCGCGGTCCCCAGCCGGTTGGCGATGTCGATGCCGTAGGAGGCGGCCCCGGCGAACAGCTTCCACGCGCCCCACTCCCACGGCGGTTTTTTGAACACGTCCCCGAAGCCCAGCTCCTGGGCCATCCCCTTGATCAGCCCGGCGCCCAGCTGGGCGGCGTGCTCGTCCGGGGTGACGGCCCTTTTGTCGGTCGCGCCGGGCAGCGGCTCGAGCAGAGCATCCGTCGCCTGCTGCTGCGCGTGGGTGTTGGCCTTCTGCGCGTTGGTCAGCGCCTCCTGTTTGGTGGTGTTCTCCCGGATCGCCGCGGTGAGGTCGTCTTCGGCTTTCTTGACGACGTCGGCTTTTCTGACCCGGTACGCCGCCTCGGTTTCGCCGGGCAGCATGGCCTCGGCGGCGGTGGCGGCCGGGCCGCCGCCCACGGTGAACAGGTCGTGCACCCGGTTGCGGGCCTTGGTCAGCCGGTCGGCCGCCTCGGCGGCGTCGGTCTCCGCCTTGTGCAGCCGGGCGGCGTCGTCGGTCGCGGTCTGCTGCTGATTGGTCCACTGGTCGAGCCAGCGGCGCACCTTCAGCGCGTCCTCGCGGTTCAGCCCCGCCCACTGATTTTCCGGCGTGGGCAGGGTGAACCAGCCGAACGGGGTTTGCACCGCGCCCGCCGCGCCGGGCGCGGCCGCGATCCGTTGCAGCAGCGGGGTCAGCACGTCGCCGGCCGGGCCGCCGGGCTGGCGGCGCAAAAGGCGCCCGGAGTTCATCGCGTGCAGCAGTCCGGCCGGGGCCGACCCTGGCGGGAACACCCGCTCGCCGGGTTCGGTGATGATCGGGATCATGCCGCCGGTCTGCATTCCCAGCATCCGGTCGGCGATGTCGCGGTACTGCGCGCTGCGGTGCCGGTTGAGGATGAAGGTGCCCGGCGGCACGAGCATCGGCACGGTGTCCCGCCCGGGCAGGTGATAGCCGGTGATGTGGCCGCCACCGGCGACCGGGTAGCCGCCGACGACAGGGGCGCCCGAGGCGTCGCCGTGGCCCGCCACCAGGTTCCAGAACTCCTCCGGGTGCGGCAGCTTGAAGCCCAGTGCCTCCATCACGCCGGAGACCAGGCCGGCCAGCACCGGGTTCAGGCCGGGGTGTCCGCTCGCGGACACCCCCGTGCGCACGGCAGACACCAGGGAGGCACTCGTCGTGCCGGTGGTGCTCGGCCCCCAGGTGCCGCCGGAACCCGCCGACACCATCGCCGAGGCGAAGCTGCGCAGCCGGTTGGTCTCCTCCGGGGTGTAACTCAGCCCGGACATGTCGGCCTTGCCGGCCGGCCACCAGTCGATGCCGTGGTTCGCCCCGCCGTGCTCCTGGTGGCCGGGATAGGTGGACCCGTAGATGCCGTAGGAGTGCCCCAGCGTCAGCACCCACGGGAAGCCCGCGGCGGCGAACTCGGGGTGCTCGTGGCCGCCGCCGGGCAGGTTGGTGCCGATCGGCATCCCGTAGGGGCGCCCGTCGGGCCCGTAATCGAAGCTGGTGTGCACATGGCCGTGGTGCCCGGCCCAGTTCTCGCCGTAATACTGCGGCTGGCTGGTGCCCGGCCCGACCCGGCCGAACCCGGCGGCCTGCCCGTAATACTCCTGGGCGCCGCCGGTGAACTGGGGCGGCGGGTCGTAGATGACCTGCAGCGGTCCGCCCTGCACCGCCCCGCCGTCGACGAAGCCGCCCGCCAGCGCGGTGCCGACCGTCCCGCCGGTGGCATACCAGTGCGGGCTGCGGGACAGCCAGGTGGAATACGCGTTGGTCGGGGTCCCGTAGCGGTCCCTGATGTAGGCGATTCCGGCGACGGCCTGCTGGTACGGGTTGGTGGAGTAGCCGCCCAGCTGGCCGTACTTGTCGTTCTCATGCCCCAGGAACTGGAACAGCCCGAACGCCCCCGAGCTGGGGTTTCTGGCACCGGGGTTCCAGCTGGACTCGCCCTGGATCAGATTCGACAGCGCGGGCCACTCGCTGTCGGGGAAGCCGCCCTCGCGCATCCCGATCAGCCCGCCGCCGGCCATCGCCTGGGCCACCTGCGCTTGCACCGGACCACCCGGACCCGGCCCGGTCACGCCGAGCTGCAGCTGTGTTTGGGCGGCGGACAGGTCCAGCGTCACCGGGATCTTGATGCCGTCGGCGCCCTGCAGGTTCGACGGGATGCCGAGCGCGGTCATCACCCCGGCGACGTCGCGGCGTTCGGCGTCCTTGACGTCCAGGCCGGTCGGCAGCGCCACCCCGGTCTGCGACACCCCGCCGACGGGCACCCGGCCCTGGAATTTGTCCGGGATTCCGGCGCGGGTCATGGTGTCGGACTCGTCGAGCGGGACCGGGGTGATCAGGTTGATCGCGGCGGGCAACCCGATCAACCCGGTGGCCGCCGTCCCGGTTTGCAGGTCGGCGGGAATCCCGGCCGCGCCCAGCACGGTGCCCCCGGTCTGGAAGCTTTGCGCGTTCATCCAGTCGAGGACCGTGCCGAAGCGTTGGGAGGCGCCGAGGTTCATCACCTTCTCCCCTGCGGTCGCCAAGATCGGCACCCGATCGGTGCCGCTCGGGCCGGTGACGGTGCCGCCGTGCTGGAACGGCCACTCAAACCGCGGGATGAACGACGTGACGTAATCCGTCACCGCCGTCCAGAACGGATCGTCCTCGGGCTTCGTGGAGGACAACTGCGTGGGCTTGTCCATGCTGCCGGGCTGGGGAACCTCATGGTGCTCGGGAGGATGCTCGACGTGCAGGCTCGTGTCGATGTCGATCTTGACGGTGCCGCCCAGCTTGGCGAACGCGTCCGGGCCCAGGCTGGTCCGCAGCAGATCCCCCAGGTTGTTGATCTGCTCCTGGGTGGCCGCGGAGAACGACAGGATCTTGCCGGTGGCCGCATCGACCGCGACGCTGATCCCCTGCGTCGCCAGCTGCGCCTGCACCGCGATGATCGCCTTGGCGCGCTCCTCCTGCGACGCCTCCGGGGCGATCGCCAACCCGAGCTTGGGGTCGGCCACGATCGCGCTCTGCCGCTTGGACTCCTCCCCGGGCTTGGCGGCGAAATCGGCCTGCAACGCCCGGTAAATCCCCGCGACCTGCTGCGAATGCGCCACCAGATCCGTCACATTGCGGTCCACGCCGGCGATCTGCCCGGAGACCGAATACAACGTGGAGGCGGCGTCGGTCATGTTGTCGCCGATCTTCCAGTCCTTCAGGTCCTGCAGCGGACCGAGGGCCTCCCGGCCGGCCTGGGCCGCCGCTTTGAGCGCCCTGGTGAACGGGGTCGCGTCCCAATCGGGCTGATGCTCGAACGGCTTGCCGATCGCGATCATCACCCGCGCCACCGACGACATCATGTCGACGAGGTCGTCTTTGAACCCCTGCACCGACTGCGCGAAATCGCGCAGCAGGTCGGCCATGCCGGAGCTGATCTTCACGCCCCAGTCCAGCAGCGTCTCGGCCACCTTGCCGACCCAGCCGATGAACTTTTGCTGGTTGTCGCGCAGCCAGTCGCTGATGTGGGTGCCCAGATCGTTGAGCTTGCCGACCAAGCTCAGACCCAGCGGCGCCAGCGCGGCGGCCACCTGATTGGAGAGCCTCGACAGCGTCTCGGTGACCGTGGCGGTCTTGTTCTTCAGCTGCTCCAGCGGGGTGAGCAGCTCGCTCTGCAGCGCGGCGCCCACCTTCTTCAGCGAGTCCGGCGTGAGGTCGATGCCCTTGCGCATCAGGTCCAGGATCGTCACCGCGGCCCGGCCCTTCACGCCCCCGGCGGCCTCCAGGTACTCCAGCGCCGCGTCGCGATATGCCTTCGCTTTCGCCGGGTCGTTCGCCTTGGCCGCCGCCTCCGACAGGTCCAAGTAGGTGTGCACCTGGCGGTTGATCGCGGCCCAGTCGCCACCGGTCTTCGCCAAGTTGGACGCCAGGGTCGCCAGGGCCATCGGGAGGCGGGCCTCCGCGGCGTGGCCCAGCAGCTTGTCGGCCTCCCCGAAGTACAGCATCGCGCTCCGAAGACCTTCGGCACCGATAAAGCCCAGCTGCTCCAGCGCCGGGGCGGACGCCTCCACGTCGTTGATCAGGGTGTTGACCTGCTCCCCGGTCAACCTTGCGGTGTTGATGAACTCCAGCAGCACCGTGTTCGCGTCCTCGACGCGGATGTCGAAGTCGTTGAGCACGCTGCCGAGCGCGTCGACGTTGATGGTGGTGCCCAGGATCTCGTTGCCCAGGTTGATCGTCGTGGCAAGCTCTTTGAGCTGTTCGTTGGTGGGTCCCAGCGTGCCGTCCAAGTTGGACAGCCGCTGCTGCAATATCCCGACCGCGCGCGCGGTCTCCTCGAAATGCACGACATCCCCGGACGCGGCCAGCTCACCCACGATGGACAAGTACCGCTGCATCTCCGGGACGCCCAAGGTCGTCCCGGCGATGATCCGGGCGGCCTCCTGCCACTTGTTGCCGATCTCCAGGATCGCGTTGCCGAACTCCCCGGCCACCGACGTGTAGGTCTTGATCGCCTCGAACACGGTGCCCAGCGCCTCACCGACCAGCCCGGTCGTCGCGCTCACCAGCCCGCCGATGATGGGGATCTTCCCGATCGTGGAGTCCAGCGTCGCGTTGATCACGTTGAACGGCAACGTAATCGCGGTCTGAATACCCTCAACGCCGACCGAGAGGATGCCCGCGACGTCGGGCATCTTGCCCTCGATCACCGAGGTGAAGCCGCCCATCAGGGACTCCGCGGCATCCTTGCCGAGCCTGGAGAACGCGCCCATCTCGGTCTCGATCACCTTGATGGCGTTGTGGATGCCCGACACCGCCACGTCGACGCCGAGGATCACCAGCCCGGCGATGCCCGCCTTCATCGCGGGCGACAGTCCGGCGAACATTTCCGTGAGTTTCGGCCCGAGCACCGAGGACGACATCTGCCCCAGCGCCTCGTGCAGCTGCGGCGGGACGAACATCTTCACCAGCTTGTTCAATCCCGACGAGAACCCTTTGCCCGCCTCCTCGCCCGCCGCCTCACCCGCCTTGCGCGCCTGCACCTGCCAGCTGCCGCCCACGCCGCTCGCGGATACCGCCGTCGCCCCCCTGGC